GCTTATCTATCTGAGCATCAATAATTTTATCCCTTATCTTATTTAATACATTTGTCATTGCCTGTCCAAATGACTGTGCATTTGTAATTGCATCTCTTAAATTATTTTTTATACTGCTTTCAATCTCTTCACCTATACGTGCAAATTTTTCTTTAAGTTCTTCTGCCTTCTTTTTCTCTTCTTCCATTAAATCAACACTTTCTTTTAATTTTTCATTTTTCTTTAAAAGGTTTATCAATTGTGCAGCATCCTCAGGTTTAAATTGTTTTTTAATGTCAAGAATCTTTTGTTCAAGAGCTATTTGTTCATTTGATTTTCCAGAAACCATTGCTTCTAATACAGTTTCTTCTTTTAAAAATCGAATTGTCATATCATTAAATTTTTTCATATCTGCTTCTATCTTTCTACGTTCCTTTTCACCTTCTAATATTTTTTTTCTAACTTCTAGTTCATCTATATCTTCTTGAATCCTTCTTTTAATTCCTTTTCTTCTTTCAGAGTTTAATTCTCTTTGTTTCTTTGTTATTTCAGCGATTATTTCTCCCGCTTCACCTCCCTCATCTACAGTTATTCCAATTTGTTCATTAAATTCTTTAATGGCATCAGCAGTTTCTTTTGCTGCTTTTTTATTATCAATAAATTTAGCTGCTAGAGTTCCTAAAAGTATGACCGCTACACCAGTTTTTGCAAGTGCTATTTTAAAAGCATTAGCGGCTACTGTTGCAGTTGCAAATCCAGCAGAAGTCGCGGCTAGTGTTGCTTTTATACCAATTAAAGAACCTGTATATATTTTTTGAGCTACGACTAACGCTGCAAAACCACCTTTAATTGCTAATAATTGTGCAGATAAAATTGGTATAACAACAGTAAGACCTTTAATAGCAACAGCAGTTGCTGTGAATACAAGAGTAATTTGACCAGCACCCGAATTTATAAATTCAGTAATTGCCCTTGTTGCATCAGTAAGTCCTCTAATTACAGGTAAAATAGCTGGAGCTAAAACATCACCAAAAGCCCTCGATAAATTTTCAGCCTCATTACTTAAATTCTTGAAAACTTGTGTTGGGTCATTTTTTAGAAGTGCTGCTAAAGATGCACCACCCTCAGCCTCAATTTTTTTCAAAGCTCGTATAACAACTCCACTAGTAATCTTTCCTTCACTACTAAATTTCTTAAGTTCTCCTACAGTTGTTCCAAGTTCATCTGCAACAGGCTTTAAAATTGTCGGTATTTGTTCAGATATACTTCTAAATTCATCTCCTTGTAAACGACCAGAACCAAGAGCCTGTGCTAACTGTCTAAATGCGTTTGATGACTCTATAGCTGACGCACCAGCTAGTTTTGCTGCTGTATTAAATCCGAAAAATGTTGTTTTTATGTCTTCTACACCTACACCTAAAGGCTGTAATCTTGCTGTAATATCAGTTATTCCTTCAAGTGCTTCAGTTGCACTTAAACCAAAAGTTTTTTGTGCTTGTGCAGCTAATTCTTGTGATCTTGCAAAAGTGCCAGATGCTTTTGTTAACAATCCTAATCTAACATTTAACTTTTCAAAATTTGCCGAAGTACTTATTGCCTGTTTTGCTAAAACTGTTAAACCTACACCAGCAATAACTCTTTGGAGTCCACCAAATGACTTCTGTAATGTGTTTGTTTTATTTTGTACTCCCTGTAATGCTCTTGTCGCACTGGTGGCATCTACAGTTAGTTTTACATTTGCCTGTGCCACAAATAAAAAAAGCCTTTATTATATATTACCTTGAATTGTGTTTTTGTCGTTGAACAGCTTTTTTTTCTTCGTCAAATTTATTTTCATAATACCCAGCCCAATATATCAACTCTTCTTGAGTTATAGATTTTCTTAATTCTTCTAGTGTTTTACCTAATTCTGTTGCGAGAAAAAACTCAAAATTTAACCAGTTATCCCGCTTTAATTTTTTTTTGCTGTATCTAAATCAAGTTTTATATCAAACAAAAATAACTCTATTTCATTTAAAACATTTTCTGGTAATTCTCTTTGCAAATTTGGCGCATCTGCAAGTGCAAAAGCCTTTGTACCATCTTCTAATTCTGCCATTTGACAAAGAAGTTGAGTTGAAACTGTAAGAGCCTCATCAGTACCAGCAACACTTTGCGCTCTTTGCCTATCAAATCTTGTTAACGGCTTAAAATATAAATCAACAACTTTTTCACCTTTAGAATTTTTAAATTCATATTTTCTTCTAGCTGTCATCTGATCTTTGTAAGAATCAGTTAACAAATCAATAGTTCTTTTGTTTGGCATAAATTAAGTGCGAAGTATTTTTAATTTACTATATATCTGAAGTTATTGCACCTGAAGTTTGGAAGGTGATATTTATTTCTTGAATCTCACCAAGTGTTGCTCCATATTCTGCATTAGTAATGATTCCAGAAAAACCAAACTTTTTAGAACTAGCTGAATTATCTGGAAACAATTCAAACAATGCGTCAGCAGCATCATTTGTAGTTAAAACATCCTCAACAAAGGCTAAATAATCTGAGTTGCCAGCATTATCATAGATAAGAGTTGCTGAACCTTCCCCAGAGATAAGACCACCTGCAAAAGTCTTTGATGTATTACCCATAACTGTGGTTTCTTGGGTGTCTTTAGTAATTGATAAAGACCAATTTCTAAGACCAGATATATCAGCTTCTGTTCCAGCAGCGTTATGGAACATTATTTTACCGACATCACCTTTTACAGCAGCCATAA